ACCAAGTTCAGGATTTAAGGTATATCCTTCTTCAACAACACGTTGAGTAGTGAAACCCATTTCATTAACATAAGTAAGAATACCTCTACGTGCTTCACCTTTCCAAACAACGTGCCAAACTTCAAAAAGATTAGTATTTTCAGCAGCTATTTGAACAGGTTGTTTTTTAAATAATTCTCTTTCTTGTTTACCAAACTTTTCACAAGCAGCAGGATATGTTTCAAAATAATTACTATAAAGAAATTGAGTTCTAGTATTACTAATATCTGCTGTAGAATAGTATCTTTCAAGAAACTCTCTATCTTCTTTAGATAGGAGTTCATCAAACATATCAATAATTTGATTATAAGACATTAACATCTTACGAGCAAACATATCATGGTCTTCAACAAAGAACTCAGAATTAGGAATAGGATAAGCCTCAATTACAGGAACATTTTCTTTATAAATCTCAGTCCCTCTAATGTCAGTATAAGTATAACATTCACCAAGAGAACAATAGTTAAAGAAAGCAGAAAGATAAGTAACATTATCTTTTGTTATACTTCTGATATAATCAAGAAGGTCTTGTGCTTGTTTACTTTCTTCATCAATATAATTCTCGTTAAAATTCTTTACAAATTCTTCAGGATCAGGCATAGCATCTTGTGGATTAAGTTGTTCCACAGGAGTACCTTGTTGTTGTGCTTGATTTTGCATTTCAGCCCAACGTTTTTCAAACTCTTGTTTAAAAGCTTGTTGAGCCATAATAGCAATCTCTTCTCTAAGTTTAGCGTTCTTCTTTAGAACAATCTCAGGATTATTAGCACCAACAACGAACTCATGAATACCTTTAAAATATTCACTAACATATCTCCTAATGACATCAGACATAATATCATAATTCCTCATAGTAGCAGGAAAACGAGTATATTTCTCGTTAGCTGCATTATAAGGATTAAGAGTCTTTTTGTAAAACTCATTAGGAATGTTTCCGTGAAGAATATCTAGTTGTCTTTCCGTTTCGTTTCTATCATTAAACGAAATTCCTGCATCAATTATATAATCAATACAGTTTTGATACCAAGCAGGCTTATTCTTCTCAGCACTACTTACTCTTTGTTGAGGAAAATTAACAGAATGTGTAATCATAAAATAATTATTATAATTTAGTGTTTCCATTTAGCAGCATTTAAAGCAAATGTTGCCATTTTCTTTTGTGCAGGAGTTCCGTTTTCTTTAAACCAAGTAGCAGAATGTCCAGTACGTTTTTTAAGTGCTGTAAACTTTCCTCTATTTTCAGGTTTAATATAAATACCTCCATCTTTAAATTTAGAAGTGTTACCAACTTCATCCAAATGTCTTCTACTCATAATTTAAAACCAAGCTCGTTCTAATATACTATTTCTATCTTTAAGAACTTGTTTACGATGAGCAAGTTCTTTTGCTGCTTCAATATCAACAAGTTTCCATTGAAGCGCACGAATAATCATTTCAGAAACTCTATCATAGTTACCGTTTGCACTCCACATTTTAAGTTCAACAATAGTCTGATAATCGTAAATGAAATGAAAAAGTCTTTTAGGTCTACCAAGTTCATCTTTGCCTATTTCTGAATAAAGCATTTCTTTAAGAAGACGAAGACCTTCAAGTTTTTTAGTACCACCTTGTCCATCACCACCACCCATGTTGATGCCATAAGTAGAAGTAACTGCACCTTTCAAAGAAGTATCCCAAAGTTGAACAGGATCTTTCATAAGATACTTAAGTGCTTTCCACTTCTTAAAATTACTTACAGTTTCACCACGGTTAACCTCAACACCAACAGTACCGATACAATTATAATATTTAGCTAATAAATAACAAATTCTATCAGCTTCTTCAAGTTCTTCTGGACGACCATAATAAGCTGCTACAAGCATTGTTTTAAAGCCATTATAAGCAGTAGGATTCATCCAAACTTTAATACTGTTATGAGAATGTTTGTTTGTAATAGCATTTCTCTCTTTATTGACACCTACCGGGTCATAACTAATAGAGTATAATCCAGGAGGAGTTCCATTTATAGTGTTACCATACTGGTCTTGATAAGGATGTTTCTGAGGGTTGAACCATATTCTAATACAACCATGAGGATGTTCATTACTTTTACGTGGAACACCTTTAATATAATCAAAGAAATCTACATTATATCTTCCGCCTTCAGCTTCAATTCTAGCATTGCTTTTGAAAATAACTTTATTCTCTTTTTCATAAAGCATTCCATCAGTATAAAAATTAAAAGAATTATCAGTACGAAGACGCTCTTCCCATTCTAATAGTTCTTCACTAGTGAAAATGTTTTCAGTAGCAGAACTAAAAGATTCACAAGGCATATTAGCATATTGACCAAGATAGTTAATATACTCAGCAAAAGTTTTACTACTTTTTCTTTTAAGTTCACGTTCTTCAAAAGCAATAGATAAACCAATGTTCATATTAGAATTTCCATCTTTATCCATTGCCTGTTGTCCATCTAATTGACCTTCAAGACCCCAACAATAAGGTTTAAAATAACCGCAAAGTTCATGACGACAATCTTTATCCCAAACATTCTCAAAAGGCATAAAATGAGAAGATTTAGGATCATAAAAGTTTTCACTAAATCTTTGCATATTACCAGATGTTGCAGTTCCCCAAGCCATAAGAGTACCAGTAACATAAGCACCAGTACGCATAGCAGGTTCAGTAACAGCCATAAATTCATCAAAGTTTTCCATAGTTGAAACCTCTTCAACTTTGACTTTCATAGCATCCTTACCAATAGCACAATCAGGGTTATTCATTGCTGAAACACTAAGAAGTGCACTATTCCAAGACTTAGGTGATACAACACCATTGGGAAGTTTGAAACCTAAAACAAAGTTTTCTTTATCAGTAGAAAGAATACCACGTTTAAAGAAAGTTTTAGTTTCATAAAAGCGAAGATTGTTAATAGTAAAGTCTGATAAACCTCCACGTTGATTGAGATATTTCTTATCATCAGCAACATGAATTACAACTTTACGAGGGTTAAGGTTTATATCATTAGCTGTATCAGATGCTTCAATATAAGAGAAGCCACCACGACGAGTTTTATCAATTAAAAGATGGAATCCGTTTCTAATAACAAATTCCATAATATGCCAAGTCCAAAACTGAGCATCAATAAATCTAGGAAAGTCATAAACTTTTTTACCAGTACTAGATTTATCACTATGCTTTACAGATTTAGTATCAAGTTGTTCAATTAAAGTATAATTAAGGAAATTGTAATGTCCACCTGTAATTCTAACTTCTTGTATTTTACCATTACGTAATAAGCAAGGAGCTGAAAAACCATGTGCTCTACGATATTCTTCTCTTTTACGAAGCTGTCTATGAGGAATACTATCTTCTCTATAAGTAGTATATTGTTTATACTGTCTATAGAAATTAGCCATTTCTGTAAATAAATGAGTATTTACAAACTTATCCCCAGGTTGAATATTAAGAAGAAAACCCCCACTATCACCAATCATAAAAAGATCGTCTGGATCATCATATCCGGCATCTTTTGCATGAACATAATGACTTTTATCCTCATTAATGTATTTAAGAAAAGGATAATCTTCTATATATTTTTCAACATTAGTTTCCATTACAGAGCAATCAATAACAATAAAAGTAAGAAAAAAGCACTAGCACCACTGCCAGCGCCTATAGCAACATTTCTTTGCTTTTTAACTTTATTTATACTATCTTGACAAGTGTTCTCACAAGAATTAAGATTTAGTTGAAGAGCATTAATCAAAGCAGAATCTGTTTTAAGAATACCATGAAGTTCTTCATTGATGGCTTTTTCATAATCTAGTTCAACCATTTTAGCGTTTGCAATTCTTAAATCTTCAATTGCAATTAACACACTATCTTTTCTTGGATTTTGCGACCAACTTATAAAACAACTCGATAGTAGCACTATCATCAAGATTATATATCGTTTCAATCGTATCATTCTTAGTTATTTCAAGATGTTTAACTTTAGCGTGTTGTCTATCTTTAGTAACATAAAGAGTATCTATGGTACTCTTTTCTACGGGGGAGGTATAATTAAACTTATTTTCTTTTTTAGCTTTATTGTATCCTACAGTATAACCAAGAGCAAACCATATACTAACAAAGAAAAGAAGAATAATATACAGTATAATATATCCTCCGTATTTATCCCAAATCTTTTTCATCTAATAAAGTATAAGTGAAACTATTACCATAAAGAGTACTTTGTTTTTTACAAAGTGCAATAAACTTAGCAAAATCCTTAGGGTCGGCAAAAACTTGACAACCAGCAGAATACATATCAATAGTTTCTCTAGTAAAACCTTGATTACTTCTATGAATGTTTATACCAAACAAACCTTCTTTAATAGTTTGAGGAAACATATCATATACATTATCCATATTACCATCGCGATAAACTTTAACAGGTTTTGCTTGAACTAAAGCTTCATATTCTCCTTTATGTTTACCAAGTTTCCAACATCCGCGATATTGACCTGGAACAAGAATTGCAGTACCTTTAGGATTACCAAGTTTCTTACGCATATAATAATATCCAGGTTCTGTAGTGATATTATAATAAACACTTTTCAAACCTGAAGCGTCTCTATAAAGAACAGCAAGAATGTCATCGTATTTATTTGTAATAACATTGTTGTTATTCTTTCTAACACCAATAATGTTGAGGTTATAAAAACCTTTAGCAAAATAAGCATAACCTTTCTTACTTAAAATAAGAGGAAGATTAGCCTTTGCAACCTTATAAAAAAGATTATTCTTTTTCATTGTTTAATCAAATAATGTTGGTTGTTCAACAGGTTGTTTTGCTTTTAGTGCCTTAAGAGAAAGAAGTCTATCATTGAAAACAGCATCAGCTTCATTACGCAAATAGTTAATGCGAAACCAATTAATAATTTCATCTTTTGTTTCATCAACGTGGTAACCATCTTTATCACGTAAAGGTTGTCCATATTTGTTAAGAATAAAAGGAGAACCAATATGACAAAGACCTAAACCAACACAAGGTATTTCAAGAATTCTTTCAGTAAGTCTAGCATAAATACTTAACTGCATTGTATAGTGACTTCCATTACACTCATCAAGATGATTTAACGGTGGAAGCATTTTTTCATTCTTTCTAACCCAAAGATTAGTTAATTGATTAGGAATAGTAGTTCTATCTTTTTGATAGTAACCACTTTCAAATTTAAGACCATCACGATTAGTCTTCCAATCAAGAATAACAAAATCAGTAGGACGAATACATAAAATATCAATAGTACCACTAATCAACAACTCAGGGTCAAAAACTCCTATTTCAGAATATATAGTATAACCTCTATCAACATAGAATTGAAACACTCTATAAATCTCATCATATTTATTATTTGTAGCTTCTTTAAATTGTTCCACATCTAAAGGGTTAACACTTAGATTTGGAATATCAGCTACAGTAATACAACGACCACTTTCAAGTTGTTCAAGATATCTAATAGCTTCTTTAAATTTACTAACATTCTTTATAGCATCTTCTAAACCATTATGTGTATCGGTACCTCTTCTACAGGCTTCATCCTTTATCTGATTCCATTGACGAAGAATCTCTTTTTCACTAACACCTTGTTCTTTAGCTTTCTTATGCGCCCAATATTTTACATCAAACTTAGGAGCATATTGACCAATTATAGTAGTAGTTGAAATATATTCATTACCATTACTATCGGTGTATTTATGTGGTCCTTCGTCAAAATAAAGATGTATATTTTTATAAATATCTTTCATTTATTCAAACATTATGTCATTATCTTTTTTAACAACTTGTGCAACTATTTCTCCAGTTTCATTATTTTCATCAACAATTTCTGTATTAACAGAATTAGCCATTTGGTATAATTTTCTTATACGTTCAAAATCCCATTTTGCTCTATCTAATACAGAATTATCTACTTTTACACAAATAGTTTTTGAATGATAATCGTTATTTATATAATTAATAATTTTTTCAATAACACCGCTTATTGTAATATGTAGTTGCTCTTCATTAATTATATGAAGTATAGTATCATAAGATAACACATCACCTACTTTTAAATCAAAATGTTGTTCAAAGTCTCTTTCTTGAATATTTTGAAGTACACTGTTTAAACGACAACCATCGTTATTTATAACATTAATTCTTGTAATCTTTTTCATAATTTATGTTTTATTAAGATTTTACATATAATTATCAGCATCCATACTACTACTAACTACATTACCACCACGAGACAATTCTGTTTCTTTCTCATAAAGGAGATTTTGTTTAGCTTCTTCAAGTTTCTTAATAAGAGAAGGAATTTCACCTGCTTTCTTATTAACTTGATCTACAAGACCTAATACAACAGAAATAGTTTCAAGGTTTGTTTCAGTATTAAGTTTTTCATTAAGTAATTGATTAACTTTATCAATACTTAAATTTATATTATGGATACCTTTTAAAATATTCTCTACTGTTCTTCCTGCTTCTCCTATATTCTCATTATAATATCTTTTAATAAGTTTAATTACAAGAGCATCAGGAATGTAATCTGCTGGTAAATCAGCTTGTTCAATAGCCATTTTAAGAGATTCAGCATCACTTAAACCTGCTTGTTTAGCAGGAGACTTAGGATCACCAAGATAATAAACTACAATAGCTTCTTTAACATATTGTTCTTTATGTTTAGATTTATCTCTACGATAAAGTTCACGAATATCTTTATCAAGAAGCTGTGCAGTATTAGGAGGCACCGGCATCCCATTATCATCAATAGTGATTAGTTGAGTAATATCAAGTTTAACTTTTGCCATAATTTATTCTTAAGAAATAAAAGGAGTTAAATTAATACAAGAATAACACATAAATCTAGCAAAAGCATCTTTATCTGAACATTTACTAGCACGTTTATCTTTTAGATATTTATTATATTGCCATCTATGTTTCTTAACAAACATACTAGTTTGATACTTATACAATCTCTCACGAGCAACATCTGCACCAATATTAGCATTAAGTTCTCTTTTAAACACTGCATATTGTTCAGGTTCCATCGTATCTCTGGCAGTTGCTACAAGTTCTTTTCCGTTAATTTCTTTAAACTTTTGCTTATGAGCAGGAACTCTCATATTTCCAATATAAGGAATACCTGTCCAACGTCCTTCTTGTAGAAAAGCCTCAGCATCTCTTTCACATTGTTCAATCAAAGAATCTAGAATTTCTTTATCAACACTATTATCTTCAATTGAATCAATAATATCTTTCTTTCTACAAACAGTTACTTCATAACCTCCATTAGGAAATCTAAAAATTTCTGACATAACTTAATAGCTTTAGCAGGTTAATTGGAATAAAGATTAACTCCACTACCCCCGTAGAAAGGTGGAGTTATATGTTGTTACTTAAGTGGAGTAACTGTAACATAAGGATCTTCTATTTTTGTAGGTTTATCGTAAAGAGCAACAATATCACAATTAGGAATAATCTTAAATTCAACAAAAAGTACTTCCTGAGAATCATTATTGACTAAAAGTGTTTGATAAAGATCTTTATCTATGTTAGCATCAACGATTTTTGCAAAATAATCAAGAGTAAGACGATTACTAGGAGCTGCACAGTGGTGTGCAAGTTGAATTTGACTGTTAGAAATTAAAAGTTTTTGTCCAACTTTAGCAGTACTCACAATACTTTCATCACTTTTACCTGACTTAATGAAAATAGGAATAATACCTATAGAAGCATTTTTCTTCTTACTTCTACAAGTCATAAAAATAGTAGAAAGTTTTTCGTGATAAACAAGACCAATTAGAGAATAATTTGGAGCAACAGTAATTCCTTCAGTTACACCAAGAAGATACTCACTAGTTAGTTCTTCTAACTTTGTTGGGAAGTTGAATTTCACTTCCGACATCTCTGTCTTTACAATAAATTCTTTCATAATAATTAATATGTTTAGTTAAACAATTTGGATTAGTCCAATTATCATTATTTACTTTGGTATCAATAGCAAGACTATTAGTAGTTGCTCATCAATTCCAAAGCAAATATACAAAATAATTTTCAATATGACCAACAAAATTTGCAAAAATTTTAATTTTTCACCATATAGTAGAAAATTCTATTAGTTGCAGCACCAAAATCATCATCACAAGTAACACCGGTTGCAGCACTTCAAGACGGGTCACATATTAGCTTGCACTAGCTAGTTAGAGTAGTACTACCAGTACTAGTAATAATAATACTTAAAATAATAATATTAATTCTGTATTTTTTATATAAAATATAATATATAATATATAACATATATGATATATATATATATATAAATATATATAAAGTAAAAAATATAATATATAAAAATATATAGATGATATAATATATAATATAAATAATATAAATAAAGATATAAATATTAAAAATAATAATATTATAAAATATTTTAATAGTAATATAAACGTAGTTTATATTACTATTTCCTATTAGTATACACAAGGGTCTTTTCAAAGTACTACTTTTAGTATTCCAGATTGTAATTTTGGAACTCCTACTAATAGTATTTTTATTATTATTTATTATAGTAGTACTCTTGATGGACATTACATAGCTATACCAATGGACGATTTTAAGAGAGATAATGATTAAGTTGTGGATGAAAATAATGATGTTTGTAATAATATTGATTAAAATGCTACAATTTGGGCTAATTTTGATACTGTTGGAACAATTAAATATTGTCGAATTGTTAGTGAAATTAGTAATATTTAAAATTAAGGAGATTTTAATAACAAACATATAAACGATTTTAAGAGAGATAGAAGTAAAGAAGATTGTTAAGGTTTGAAGAAAGTTTATGAGAAAGAAAATAATTAAGATTTTGATAGTAAACAAAATACGATAATGAAGATGTTTTTGATAAAATATATTGTGCTTATGTTAAGATAAAATGTATAGAAAATATAATTTATAGATGCAAGCGTGAACCTATTGATATTCATCCCCTCCCATTAACTAAGCGACTGAATGCCCCCGCCACTCATTCTCAACTAACAAATTCTTCTCATCCTCAACAAAACAAAATTTGCTATGATAGTTGTCATAGTGCACAGGGAGGACCTGTG